AGTTATTTACAAAGAATTTACTCCACAAATAAATCTTTTAAAAGTAGTATTTAGCGATGGTGTTATAATATTAGAGAAACCATTTAACCAATTAAAACAAGAACAATGAAACAAACAGCAGTAGAATGGTTGGTTAGTCAACTAAATAAACAAGGATTTGCTCAAGTAGTAACAGATGAAGAAATTGAACAAGCCAAAGAAATGGAAAAGCAACAGAAAATAGCTTATAAAATTTCAACTCCATTAGGACACGTTGCGCATTGCATCGAACAATATGGAATTGAAAATGCAATTGAAGAATACAGATGTAAATCAGTAAACAATAAAGAATCTAAATTCTGGAATGATTGCTTAAGAATAGCAAAGTTTTATAAAACAATTTAAACAACAATAAAATGACTGCATTTGAAAACTTCTTAATAGAAAAAGGATATATTAGATTTGCATTTGATGCTGCAAAAGGTAAATATTACCAACCAAAATTATATGTAATTTCTACTATGAGCAATTTAGGACATTTGTATATTCACGAATCAGATGTGAATTTATTATCTAAAATTAAAGAAGATAAATCTATAACACCTGAAGATAGAAAAAATGAAATTATATTCGGTTTGCACGAAAAAGATAGACCACCAACATTGATCTATCCAAGACCAAGAATTAAAGTAACAAGAACAAAAGAAGATAAGCTAATAATTGAAGATGAACAATATGATGATTCAATGAATATTGTTTTGCAAAAAGAAAATTTTAACCAAATATTAAAAGCTATGTACAATAAAAGTATATGCTTTGAATATGATTTAACTAATTAAAATGAAAATAGAAAATGTAAACGAGGTAATAGAACGTTACCAATTAGCAACACCAAACAGAGCAAGAGTATTAGTGTACATCCGTTCGATAATGTACACGCAGCTACGTAATAACAAATGGACTTTAGCACAAATAGGAAAACTATTTAATAAAAACCACGCAACGATATTGCACGGATTGAGATGTTACACTACAAATATAAAGTATCAAGATTTTCAAGAACTAAACACACGAATTGAGCAAGAGCTGAATTTAGCCATTTGTGATATTGAACCTGAAAGCAAATTGCAATTAACAGATATTGAACTGGATATTTTAGATGCTAACAACATACATCAGTTTTGGGAGGTAAAAAATAAATTAATAAAAAAGTTATCAATTAAATAAAAATGTTTATATTTGCATACGTTATTAACAATTTAAAACTAAAAAAATGAAAAATCTATTTAAAAGTTTAGCAGAATTTCAACAAGAAGTTCCAGTAATTCACAAAGCAACACAAGGTTATGGATATACCTTTGCAGATTTACCGAAAATCTTTAGTGTAATTAATCCACTACTTAAAAAGCACGGATTGGGTTTTACGCAATTAATCGAAAACGAAAATTTAACTACTATTTTGTTTCACGTAGAAAGTGGAGAAACAATTGAAAGTAAAATGGCATTGCTTAAAGATGTATCGCTTAAAGGAATGAATGAGTTTCAAGTCTATGGTTCGCAACTTACTTATTTTAGACGTTACGCATTGAGTTCTATTTTAGGTATCGTTACAGATAAAGATACAGACGCTGGTGGAGAACAAGTAAAGAAGCCAAGAACAATCACAGACGAAAGATTTAACAAAGCAATTGAAGCAATAGGTAAAGGACTTGCTAAGAAAGAAGATTTATTGCAATTTGAATTAACTGAATCACAAAAAGTAACATTTGCAACGCTATGAGTTTACTATTTAGATGTTCCCAACTCGGGTCGTTAATGACTGACGCAAGAACAAAAAGCGAGGTTTTGTCTGCTACTGCAAAGACGCTTGTCGAAGATATGTTTCGTGAGAAAGAATTAGGTATCTACAAAGAATTTAGTTCACGTTATACAGACAAAGGAAATCAAAACGAAGATTTAGCTATTGAGTTGGCATCTGAAGTATTGAATTGGAATTGGATTTTAAAGAACGAAGAAAAGTTTAAAAATGATTATGTTGTAGGAACACCAGACTTAGTTAATGATACTTTATTAGCTGACATAAAATGCAGTTGGAGTGGTGCAACTTTTCCAATGTTTGACAAAGAACTTAAAAATAAAGCGTACTATTGGCAGCTGCAAGGATATATGATGCTTACAGGACACAAACAAGCAGAATTGGTATATTGTCTTACAAACACACCATTTGATATTGTAGAAAGTGAAGTTAGAAAGGAGCATTGGAAGTTGAATCTAATCGAAGAAGATTTATTGGTTCGTGAGGCAGTAGAAAGCCTACATAGTTTCGACCATATACCTAAAAATTTACGTGTAAAAAGATTTATTGTTGAATACAACGAATCGGACATTGAAAAATTAAAGCAAAGAATTGAAGTCGCACGAGAGTATTATCAAGAATTATTATTAATTTTAAACAAATAAAAACAAAGTAGTATGACAGAAAAGATAAATAAAGAGAGTAATCTATTAATCAGATTGACTTCAGAAGAAAAAAAACTATTACAATACGAAGCAATAAGTCAAGGAGTTACAATGGCTCAATTAGTTAGAAATTTAACTACATTACCTTTTAAGCAAAAAAAAGACGTTGAATTATATTATAACATCTTAAAAAGAGTAATACAGAAAGATGAAAATCCAACAAAATTAAACGACCATTTATTATACCAAATATTATCAAATGATGAAGATAATAAATTTAGTATAATTAAACATTATGGATTAACTAATAATGAAGTTAAGCTAATTGTTAAAGAATGGTATTTATCTTTAGAGCAAACTATACAAGATGAATATGGTAATGATTTAGAAGAAATAGTTGAATTAGAATTTTAAACAAATAAAAACAAAGTAAAAATGGGAGTATTAATTTCAGCATCAATTGATGTAACAAAAATCGACAAAAGCAAGTTATACAACGGAAAGTATTTAAACTTGACAATTTCAATCAATGATTCTACAGACCAATTTGGAAACAACGTAGGGTTAACAGAATCTCAAACAAAAGAAGAACGTGATTTAAAGACTTCTAAGCGTTACATTGGTAATGGCAAAGTAGTTTATACCAATGGAGAGGTGAAAGTAGCAGAAAAGCAAGAAAAACCACTTCAAACTGCATCGCAGAAGTTTCAAGACATTGAGTCTGATTTACCATTTTGATTTTATCCTTTTCGGTGGGTGGTTAAACCGATATTTTTAAACTAAAAACTAAAAGATTATGAGATACGTTTTATTATTTATTATTTATTTGATAGTATTTTCAATTGCTTTGAAAAAATTAGATACTAAAGGAGATTATAGTTTTCTTGAAAGATTATATTGGACTACTATTATGCATTTGTTCCTTATTTTACTAATAGTAATTACTTACGCTTTTATTAAATATTGGTAATGGAGCAGTACGTTATACTTTACTGGCTATCAAACGGCAAACCTGATAGAATGATAGTAAGTGCAGAAAACAAAGCAGAAGCATTGAAAGAAGTGGATAAGCATCCAAGCATTATATACTATTGTGATACTATGGATAATTGGATTAAGTTCTGCGAAGATAGGAGAGGGAATTACAAATAAAAAACAACAATAACAATGAAAAAAATAAAATTTAAAAAATACAGAATTGTAAAAGATAACTTTAACGGTTATGAGTGCCAAGTTTGGAGATTATGGTTTCCATTTTGGGTTCAAATGAATTTTACTAATACGCATATAAGTATTGAAAAAGCAAAGTCTTTTATTGAGAATAATAACAATACTATAGTTTGGAAATCTTAATAATATTAATAAATAAAAAACTATGGAAGATAAACTAATTGTAAGCATTGAATCGCACGGATTCAAACACATAACAGAAGCAAGTGATGAAATAGATTCAGATGAATTTGCAGAGATTGTATTCAATTTAATGTGTTCTACTGGTTATAGTAGATGCAATATAATTGATGGGTTTAAACACGTAATTAAACAACACGATGACAACTAAACAACGAAAAGACTTAGATTTGACTTTAGCATTAACTTTACAGATGCAGTCAATATTACACACGTTAGATGAACTATCACACGAAGTAATCTACAAACGTGAATTTAAACAACGATGTGAAAACTTTTACACGTGGGTTGAAAAGATAGTAGAGAATGTAAGTGAACAACTACCAGAAGATTCAGCACAAAAATGGGTTGAAATTGTTAATGAAATTGATAAAATTGTTCAAAAGATTCAATTGTTTGAAGATGAAAAGTAGTTAGTATATTGTATATTTGCATTGTTCGTGCCGGAACGTGAAAAAATTTAGTTTAGCTCTTATCCGATAGGTCGGCACAACCTTGACGATAGGGGCTTTTTTATTTACTTAATTATTTTAATATTATGAATTATTATTTAACAGATTTAAATGACACAAAACTTGAAATCACACACGATGATAAACGAAATTTAATTCAATTATCAATTGTAGATTATGATACTGGAATAACAACTTGTTATTATTTAACTAAAAAACAAGCGTTTCAATTAAAAGGAGTATTGCATCACATTGAAAAAGATATGAAGTAATGAGTGGATGGATTAAATTACATAGACAAATAACAGATTGGGAGTGGTACGATGACCATAATACTTTTAGGTTGTTTATGCATTTGCTTTTAAAAGCTAACCATAAAGAACGTAGTTATAGAGGTGTTAAAATAGAAGTTGGTTGCGTAATGACTGGTAGAGAATTGCTATCTAAAGAAACTGGTTTATCAGTTCAGCAAATTAGAACGTGTTTAGAACGTCTAAAATCAACCAACGAAATAACCATCAAATCAAATAAGCAAGGTACTATAATTCAAGTAGTTAAGTATAAAGATTATCAAGTAACAACCAACGAATCAACCACGAATCAACCAACAAGTAACCAACAAGTAACCACTAACAAGAATGTAAAGAAAGAAAAGAATGATAATAATACATTTACACCGCCTTCGGCTATTGATGTTTTAGATTATTGTATTGAAAGAAAAAACTTTGTTAATGCGGAAACTTTTATAGACTTTTACGAATCAAAAGGTTGGATGGTCGGTAGAAACAAAATGAAAGATTGGAAAGCTTGTGTACGTACTTGGGAGAAAAGTAGTCTTGGACAAATTAAACAACAAGAACCAATTGAAGATAAATATATGAATCACGTACTTAAACAAATAAACTTAAACAAATGATTTTAAACAACGGACATAGTACTCAATACTTAAATGACTATTTAGATGGTAAGATACCAACTGGTTTAAAATTAGGTTGTGACTTAGACGATTTCTTTGTTCATAAGCAAGGACAACTAAATGTTTTATTAGGTCACGATAACGTAGGTAAAACATATTTTTTAGAATGGTATTTTTTAGCACTTGCAACAAATCACAATTTAAAGTTTTGTTTGTTTATGGATGAAAATTACCAAGGCAAAGTAATGCGTGACTTAATTCAAATGTATTCTGGTAAAAAGTTTATGGATTTAACATACAACGAAGTTAGAAGATACGAAACAATTTTAGAAGACTCGTTTAAGTTTGTAGATAATACTAAACGCTACACTCCAGACGAATTGTTAAACATATTTGATAAAGCAGAATGCGATGTACATTTGATTGACCCGTTCAATGGTTTAAAAACTCCGATGTCTTATAGTTCAAACTACGATGTATTAAACGATTTAAAGCACTTTACAAAGAATGGTAAAACAATCTACATAAATGCTCATCCAAGTTCAGCAAGTGGAAGACGCTCGGCAGTTTATCCAGAAAAGCACGGATGGTCTGGACACGTTATGCCACCATTAAAGTCAGACATTGAGGGTGGAAAAGCATTCGCAAATAAAGCAGACGATTTTTTAGTAGTTCACAGATTGACACAACATCCAGATTTATGGAACTACACAATGGTTGAAGTAGTAAAGATTAAAGATACAGATACTGGAGGAAAGCCAACGCTATTAAACGAACCAATGATGATGGACTACAATTTTGGTTTGGGTTTTAAAGTTAGAGGTAAAGATGTGATAAAAAGATTAACTTTGCCAAGTACAAAAGCAATAGCACCAAATAATTCATTTGATAATTTACCATTTTAAATATTAAGATATGAAACAAGAACATAAATTTCCTTATAACTGGACCTTAAAAGATGCAGTTTTTACAAAAGATAAAGGTAAAGTATTTAGTTGCTTT